GAGGAAGTTGATCGCGCCTTCGAGGTTTTCCTTGACCTCGTCCAGCGTGTGCATGTCACACCCCCGCCCGAGCGTGAGCCCGCGCAGGATCCGGCCTTTGATGACTGGGGACCTCAAGACACGTACTACCGTCTTGCTGCTGAAGGCACATCCCGACCTGCGCGTGTGGAGCAAAATCGCGACGAGCAGTTGCGGCGTGAGCGCCTCTTGCGTGCTCACGAGCAAAAGCTGCCTTCGCAGCCCATTCGTGCGGTTGAACGGACGCGCGCTACGCATACCTTCGAGGTCCCTGCCATGCGCGCCCCTACACCCGTACCTGTGGAGTTGCCCCGCAGCACTCATCGATTCCGTGTTGGCGACGTTGTTCGCCACGCTTCCTCGAGTGCGGTCGGAACTATACTCTCGCTTGTCGAGACGACGGATGTCAATCGAACGCCCGTCTACCTCGTCAGGTTTGGGAACAAGGCGCCACGCCCGCAGTGGGAGCATGATTTGGTTCGTGTTGAATACCAGATGCGGCGCGCCGACAACCAGCCCCTTCCAGGGTCGTTGGACAATTCGCCCACAGCCGTTGATCGTGCTTGGGCGGGTGACCACAACCTTGACGGGGCTCGGACGCGACCCTCATCCCCAGAGGTTTGTGCGGCTGCAGACATCGTCGGCATGCCGGCTCGTTTCGCTAATTTGCAAACGCAGATTGCAAACACGATGCCCGGCACGCGCGTGGTGGCGCCGCTTGACGTTAAGGTTGATGGGGGCTCTGCCGACGCCACTGATGTGGCTGAGGCAGTCCATCGTGAGCGCCCCTCTGCGTCCTTCGTGGACGCCAATGGTCAGCCAGTAGTTGACCAGCCACTCCTCATGACAATTGCGATTCGCGACTGTGCAGAGGTGGTTTGGTCTGCTAAGGTCGATCCGTCCCGCTTTCAAGAGCTAGTTGAGCTCTTTTGGCAACACGGGCGGTTTGACACTGCGGTCGGCATGCTTCACTGGAAGCAATCCTTGACCCCAGAGCAAGCCTGCACGATTGCCTGGTGGGAGGCAAACCGCGTGAAGTTGGAACACGGGGACTTTGTGCCCGAAGAGTTTCGCCCAACGCTTGCACAGCGTGCAACCCTTAAGGTTAAGCGCTCTGCGGCCGAGGTCGCAGCTAGGGCTAAAGAGTTCCCTAAGTGGGACTTCTGTGCGTTTGTTGGTCAGTCTGCCTTTCTTTGGTGGGCTTTCCTTAACCCCATGTGGTGGCCATTGTTGGCCTTCTCTGGAGCACATGTCGCCGATCGTGTTTGGAAAAACATCAAAGGCAAAAGTCTCTTCGGATTGGCCAACGTTTGGCGCCGCATTGGTGGTCGCGTCTGGGAATTGTGGTCCACAGCGCAGTATTACTTGATGGCCCGCTTGATTCTCTTCTGGTTCGGCATCTTCGGCACTATTGGTGCCATGATGATGTTCGCTAACCGAAAGTGTACATGCGGGAAAGCAGGTTGTGCTACCTGTAGACGCGACCGTGAGGATATTGGCTTGATGAACGCCGTTGCACAAGCTAACCACCCCGCTGGGGCGGTTCACTTTGCAGGGCGTTGGGCTAAGCATATCCTCAAAACTGCTGAAGGTCTCGCAGCCGTTAGTGCTTTTCTGCTGTTCCTTGACACTGGCTTTGCCGGTCTTAAGGTCGCAGGAAGCTTCTTTTCGGGCACCGGTGTTATCCGTAAGGCGGTCAAGTCTGCTTCGGAGGCTTTCGGGCTTCTGTCAGGCAACATCGACGATGAGGAAGAGGACTTCGACAAAGAGGGTGAGGACATTGAGACTAAACTGCAGATAGCGGCTAAGGAGGGGGTTCAACTCTCTGATAAGCCGCTGGCGCCTACTCCAGGCACTGTTGCAGATAAGTGGGATGAAAGATTCCCCAACCTGAAGGGTTATGTTGCCCTGCTGGTTGCTATACTCATTCTCGTCGCAACCTTTTATTACATTTGGTGCAAGCGGCGTGCTGCAAACCCCGCGGCCGAGCCCCAAAGCAGCGTGATCATTGAGGTGATCGAGGAGAAGAAGGCGCTGCCCGCGCCTGAACCCCCGGCACCATTCGTGGAGGAAAAGCAAGCTCAGGTACACGCCGAGCCAGTGCCCGTCCCCCCAAAACTAGCTGGTGCTGAACCAAAAGTTCAAGAGCAGTCTGTGCCACCAACCCCGCAACCGAAGGCCGCTAAGCGCATTAGGAAGAGCTTTGTCCGCGAGTACCCTGTGTCTCCCCGTAAAACGGAAGTTCGCAAGGTTAAACTCGTTAAGGTCGACAGCACTTATCCTGGTGGCGTGCCGCAGCCGCCGCGTTGGAACACGGGGCGTGACGCTGAGTACCGCATCTACAACGATACCTGGTATCAGTACATCAAGTCTAGTTGGGACGGCGACAAGTACACCACGAAGATGATGTGGTCCAAAGGAAAGGATGTCAAGGGGCGGCCCCTCGCATTGCTTGCCTTAACCAGCGAACCCGATTACCTTGGTGACGGGTCTGTTGCGTCTAAGGCGCGCATCTACGAGGAGGCTGTCGCTGACAGCATTGATGTTGGAAACCACAACCTGCGCATTCGTTGGGATGATGACTACCGCGAGGAAGGCACTATCCCTGATCAAGTTCTCGATCTGATTGCCAAAGAGCATCAGGATCAGTGGGCTTTTGCCTACTATGAAAGGGACGAGAAGGATATGCAGGATGAAGAGCAAGGTGATGATGAAGATGATGAGGCCATGCATGCTGCCGATGATGCAGCTGTTGAGCGTAAGCTCGCGGACTCTGATTACGTCAAAACCAAGCAAGTGAAGCCGGCGAAGGCTCCGCAGAGACCTGGCAAAGCCCCTATGAAACCTAAGGACGCGGATAAACCGCGTAAGAAGGAAGAGGTGCTGCCTGCCGAGTTCAAATCTGCTGCAGGCGCGTCGGCCAAAGCCAAGAAGAACGCCAAGAAGAAGGCCAAGAGACAAGCCAAGAAGGAGGCACAAGCCGTTGAGTTCATCTCACCTGGCACGCCACTCCTCAGCGGTTGCTGTCATGTGGCTGACTGTCCTCTCGGCGAATCTCGACCCCGGCCTAACCCTGGGCAAGCCTGCATGATTGCGTGCGGGGGCCACCACTGCAACCATTGGGCGCAGTGCCAACCCATCGCTGCATTGAAGCTCGCTCCCCAAAAGGCTGAGGCCACTCCTGATCCTGAGGACCCCGAGGAAGACAAGGTCGCGCAACCTGCTGTGTGCGCGAGTCCGCGCGAGCCGCGGACAAGCGTGAACCGCAGTCTGTGCGTGCCTATCTTACCACCGAGGTTCTCGCCGCCGCGATTGGCTACGCGGAGGCTCAAGGGCGTGTTGATTTTTCGCAGTTCCATGATATTGCAACCAAAGTTTGGCGTGTGTGGGACGACAAATCCCACCTTGGCGGTGGTGTCTCGTTTGGAGGGGCTATGCTCTTCCCGGCACACTATGTCGATGGCTTCGGTGAGCAGTTGTACTGCTCGTCGCAACTTGGAAAATTTGAGCTCAATTTCTCCCTGGACAAGCAAACTGACATCGGCAAAGGCAAGCTCCCGCTCGGGGCTAAGTCCTTCCCCATGGTCAGCGATGATGTCTACAAGGAGGCTGCGCAGAAACACGAAGCTGCGAATCTCGTTGTTTTCTGGCACAATGACACCGGCAAGCCCACTTTTGTGGTGATCCCTATTGTCATCTGGAGCTGGAAAGGTACGGAGCTTCTGTACCGCTACGAGAGCAAGAACAACATCACGATCCCTGGTGATTGTGGTGCTGTCGTCTTCACGCGCGACTTTTCGCGCGCGCTCGGAATCCACCACTACTTGCTCACTTCGGGCAGTGATGGCCAGAAGACCGGGCAGGCAATCGCCTTTTCGGCGAGCACACACGGCATCCTCCAGTCTTTAAACTGACGGGGGGGGACGTGCGCCCCCTGATCCCAATCCAAGAGCAGATTCAGCGGCCCATGCGGCTGAGTCCTCCTGTTGGGCTTCTGCGCGACGCGTTCCCCGTGGATACTGTGACTCGGTTGGCGAGTGGCTACGTCAACCCTGATCCACTGCTGTGGCCTATAAACCAAGGAAAGTACTACGCAGACCTTGGTTATTTGTGTATGCGTGAAGATGAGAAGTTGTTTTTGGATGCCTATTTGCTCCAGCGGTATTCACCGCCAGAGCCTTTGGGCGTCTACCGTCATGAGGAGTACTTTATTGACTGGGATGGCACTCGCTCTTCGGGGAAGAATTCCCCGTTGATGCAACCTGACTACTCTACGAAAATTCAGTTATGGACCCTTTCTGGCAATGCCATCATCTCCCTCTTTCGGGACTTCGCCGCTTCGGCGGTGTGTCCTCCCATAGAAGGTGTTGTTTCGGCAAAGCTGAATGAGGTCCTTGCTCCTCACAAGGCTACTCGCCTTGTTGTATGTTTGCCCGGGTGGTTCCACTACCTGGAAAAGCGTTTCTTTGGTCCCATACTTGAATGGCATCGCACCCATCCCTGGGCTGGTGCCATCCGTGTTGGGACCTCTATAGAAGGCGACACTCACCGCATTTTTGAAGCACACAGCACCTCTACAGAGGTGTTTGAGTGCGACATTACCGGTCTGGAGTTTTGCTACAATGACGACTATTGGGACATGCTGTGTCGCTTGCGGCAGAGGCAGTCCAAGTACCCTCAACATATAAAGGCGTTGTACGCTGCCGCAAGGCACGCACGACTTGTCTTCCCTGACGGAACTGTCTGTGGTGAAACCGTCGCCGAGAAGAGCGGCGGTCAAAACACCTTATGTGATAACGGACTTGCAACCGAGATCACGTTTCGCAGAGCACATTATAACTACTGCGCAGATAGGAAACTTCCCTACAATGCTGAGGATATGAAGCTTGACATTATGGGCGACAATGCCCTTGTCAGCTTTTACGGGCCCCTTACCGGGCGCAATATCATGTTTGCCTTTCAGGTTTACTTCCGACTCTGGGGGTTTCATCTGAAGGCTAAACCTGCTCGCGCTAACGGTGCTTGGGGCCTGGTTTGGTGTGGCTGGACGAAAGATCAGGCAGGCGGCTGGATCCGTTTTGAGAAGCCCGACAAGATGCTCGCGAAAGCTTGCTTTCAGTCGCGCACTATCGACACTGCGGTTCAGCAGTTGCAGGCCTGCTATCGATTACTCTACAACACACATGTGTTGGCCGAGATCAGGCACGCTGTTAAGCGTGTGGAACTGTTATACAAGGTTAGCATTACGCTCCCCACCTATGGCAGTATCCAGCTCAGCCTCGCAGAGTTCATTCCACAGTGCGCAAGGTTTCCGGATTTTTCCTTGTGCTGTGACCCTGTTGAAGATTCGGTGCATAATGGTGTACAGGCACCGCCGAATAAGAGCTCTGCAATGACTAAGAAGAAGGTTGTCGTCGTCAAGAAGAAGAAGGTCAAACACCCCAAGGTGGAGATCCTTCGTGCGTCGAAAGTCAAGAAGGCCAAGAAAAAGAAGGCCAAGAAGACTGGAAAACGCACAGGCGGCGGCGCTCGCTCAACGCTCGATGGTTTGACCATGGCGCGAGCAGGCGATTCTCAACAGTCAGTCATTCAAATGTTGTACGCTGACAAGTGCTGGGAGCATCAAGAGATGGCTCTCGCGCAGACGGGTATGCGTCCCACAACTTTTGTGGGACCGCCTATCCCTGAGCGCAGGCCTGGAGTCAAATTCTTTACTAAGACTGTCGGGCACATTGCACTGCAGAACAACGTTGACAACGCTGTCGGATGGCAGCGCCTCATTGTCATTCCGCGTATGAAAGATCACATTTGGTCTGGCGCCACGTTCAACACGACAACTGGCGCCGTCTCCACATGGAACACTCAGAACGTGGAAGGCTACACCGGGAGCGTCGCAGACTTTGAGGCTGTGGCGTGTACCGGCGTGCTCATCAAAATCAATGACACCACTCGCACGGACAGCGTCGGTGGCCGTGCGCAGTACTTCTGCTACCAGAACATCGGTTCTGGCGGCGCTGAGGTTGCTGCGCTCACCAACGATCAGACTTTCTCGCTCGATGGTCGCATGTGGCCAATCGGCACTAAGGAGCAATTCCGATGTGCTTTTATATCCACTGACCGTGACAACGATTACGCCTACGTTGCGCCCAGTTCGGGTGCAACTGCTGATGCCGGTGCCATTGTGATTTCGTTCAATTGCCCTGCGTCCGGCACCGCTTCGCCAGCTCAGCAATTCTCTATTGAGGTTTATGCTGGCTGGAACGGCGTGCCCCTCGCGGGTGATTCCAAGGACTATCTCCTGCCCACGACCGATGCCATCGACGACGGCATGGTTGATGTGTTCCTCACAAAGGAGCTCATGCGTGTCCCCCAGTACTCTATCAAGCGCTGCATCCAGTCGGATGGCTGGCTTGGTGACCTCTGGGATTCAGGCAAGGGCATTTTCAGTGCGGGCACCGGCCTCGTCAAGAACCTCATGAAGGGTGACGTTGGCGGCTCTTTCGAGAGCGCGTGGGAGCTTGGCAAGAACGTCAAGACAATCGCTTCAGTTGTTGGTGGGGGGATCTCTGTTGAGGAGCGCCTTGCGCGCAAACTCATTGGCTTTCGCCCAGACGAGCGTGAGCTCGCTGTGCGTCTGCTTGCCAGCGGTTTCCCCTCCGATCAGGAAATCGAGCGAATCATTGAACGGCGGTATTTTGAACGCGTTCGGCGCGTCAGGGCCCCGCCTATGCAGTGCCATTTCCTCGATGAAGATGAGAAGACTGCAAGCGTCGACTTGGAGTATGAAACAGTACGGAGCTTTACGCGTCCGGACTCCGTAGCCCGCACTAATTCAGTGCCGGCAAGTGTGCGTCGCTAGCCGACGGACCAGGTTTCACGATTCATTTCGTGTGACACGTGCGAAAGTGCGTCCTGGGA